GCCTTACTCAGTCCGAACTTAAAACCTTAAAGTTTGAGGATGCACTAGCCCTTTTAACTAAAACTTTCGGGGGCTCAGCTACCGAGGAGCTAACTACTTACAGCGCCAAGATGCGCGTATTAGGTGAAGCTGCCGATAACGCTCAGGAGATTATAGGCCAAGGGCTTGTAGATGCTTTCGTTATTCTTGCCGGTGATGGTGGCATCGACGGCGCTACTCAGTCAATGGAAAGTTTCGGCGAAGTTAGCCGCGACGTTTTAGTAGGTACTGCTAGCTACGTAGATAAGCTACTTGATAAACTAGATGGGCTTAGCGCCAAGGCCGGCGGTATTGACTTATTAGCACTTATACCTATTGTGGGTAGCTATATCGGTGAAGGTGGCGTATTCGATAAATTAGCTCAGGAAGGCCGTAGAGCTACTGGGCGGGATAAACAATTTGGCGGCCGATACGCAGATATTTATAACCAACAAAAAGAATTAGCCAATGCTAAGGAACGTGCTAAAGCTGAAGCTGCCGCCGCGAAGCGCGCTAAAGAGTTACTAGCTCTGCAGAAAAAACAAGAAAGAGCCGAGAAAAATAAACTTTCGTTATCTAAGGCAGCTGCCGCTTTTGACAGTACCCGGATTTCTATAGCTGCAGCCCTACAGGCTACCTATGACAAAGAGACTAAACTACGCCTCGAGGCTCTTATGCTTATCGAGGAAGATCGAGGGGACGAAGCTCTTAAGAAAATAAGAGAGCTCTCAGCCTTTCAGAAAAACGCCGATTTACAGCGATTAGCCGGCGTAGAGACAATTAGTAACGCTACCCTCGATGCTCTAAATACTCAGCTAATTACCGAAATACAGGTTATTAACCGTAGCAAGATGGCCGAGGGCGATAAAGAACTAGCCCGTGAAGAGGCGTTTAAGAAATATAACGCCGCTATTACTGCAGCCGGTACCTTGGCGGCCAAGGAGTCATATAACGAACGCGTACAGATTCAGCTCACTGAGATAGCCAAGCTTGCCGCGATTAGTAATACCTATAACGCAGGGCTTACCTCAGCTTTATTACTTGAGTCCGCCGAGTTATCTATGATTGATCGCGTTTCTAAGGCTCAAGCTGAGGCCGATGCTAAGCGCTTAGCGGCATTAAAACTATATCAAGATAATCTAAATAAAATAGGACTTTGTGGGGATTCTGGAGGCGGCTCCAAGTTTGATCCGTATATCGGGCCAAAAGGCGGCATAGGAACCACCACAATATCCCCTACAGTTTCAAGCATTCCGGCAGTTCAACAGACTTTTGAGAAGGTATTTACAGATATGTTAGGGATGGGAAATAACCAAACCCAATCCGCAGTATTAGCCTTATCCTCAGCTAGATACGAGGCTTTAGCGGCTTCATATGCCAATTACCAAACTCCAAGCAATACTGCTTATAATCCTTTGTCTAGTTTTCAACCTGCGGCTACAAACGTCACTATTAACGCCGGTATTGGTGATCCTGAGGCCATAGCTAGAGCCGTCGAGGATGTACTAAATCAGTCTACATATCGAGGCACCTCAGTAAACCGAGGATCAGGTAGATACTATGAGTAGTTGGTTACCGGAGTGGAGGATTACGGTAGGCACTACAGTTTACGATAACGTACTAGCGGTAAATATGGCCACCGGTCGAGATGACATAGATTTACAGTGTAACGCCGGTTACGCTCGTATGGAGATTATTAACCTCGATAATACGCCTTTTGATATTGACGTAACCGATGCCTTAACCCTCGAGCTTAAGAATAGCTCCGGCACGTATGTACCGGTTTTCGGCGGCGCGGTATCGGATTTTGGTATTTCGGTACGCTCGCCTGAGGAAATCGGGTTTATAACAATCGGTAATATATTGGCCGTAGGATCTCTATCTAAGCTCACTAAAGCCCTTTTTCCCGATGCCTTGTCAAAAGATTACGACGGTAATCAAATCTACGATGTACTTAACGAGCTGCTTATTAACTCGTGGTTTGAGGTAGCGCCTGCTTTACAGTGGTTTAACTATGATGCTACGACTACCTGGGCTAATGCTGAAAACGTAGGCTTAGGCGAAATCGACCAACCGGGACTATACGAGATGATAGCTCGATCTGCTGAGCCGGTTAGCAGCTATAATCTCTGCGCTCAGATAGCACAAAGCGCACAAGGGCAGATTTACGAGGATAAAGCCGGCCGAGTCTGCTACGCCGATACAGATCACCGCACACAGTACCTATCTACTTACGGCTATACGACGATTTCGGCAAATTACGCTATACCCTCAACAGTCAAAACCATCTTACAAATAGGCAAAATCCGTAACTCCCTAGTATTTAACTATGGGGCTAATTACAATAGCCAAGCTACGGCCCTCGATGCTGACTCTATTGCTAATTATGGTCGCTATCAGCTGAGCGTAACGACTAACCTACATAACCTAGCGGACGTAAATGATTTAATGGATCGAGAGCTAGGGCTAAGAGCTATCCCTCGAGAGCAGCTACAAAATATTACTTTTAGACTTGATAACTCAGACCTACCCGATGCCGAGCGAAATAAGCTCATAAACGCCTTTTTTGGCGAGCCAATAGTCATTAATGACTTACCTCTAAATATGTTTAACGGATCGTTTAATGGCTTTGTCGAGGGGTACGCTATTAAAGCTACCCCGGGTTATGTAGACCTAACCCTTACTCTTAGCCCTACAGATTTCTCACTGGTCGCGCCACAGTGGGCAACAGTTACGCCGCCTTCCTTGGTTTGGACCGGCGTAAATGCTACTCTTATATGGCAAAATGCTTTCGGAGGTTTAACCTAATGGCAACAGTAACGCCTAACTTTAACTGGCCCGTACCTACCTCGACCGACCTCGTAAAAGATGGCGCTACAGCTATCGAGGCTCTCGGTGACTCTATCGATGCTTCACTGGTCGATCTCAAGGGTGGAACGACAGGCCAAGTACTAAGTAAAAACTCAAATACGGATATGGATTTTACCTGGGTAACCGATGCAGCCGGTGATATAACCGGTGTTACAGCCGGTACAGGTATTTCAGGTGGCGGCACAAGTGGCACCGTAACGGTTACTAACTCAATGGCTACGGCTATCGATGCTAAAGGTGATTTAATCGCTGGTACTGCAGATGATACTTTTGCGCGCCTTGCAGTAGGAACTAACGGACAAATTTTAACAGCTGATTCAACTGCCGCAACTGGCTTAAAATGGGCTGCAGCTGCAGGTGGAAGTATTACATCAGGTAATAATTTTGTTGCTACTTCACAAACAACTACTTCAACCTCTTACACAGGATTAACAACTGCTCAAACCGTAACAATTACTACAGGCACAAAAGCCCTAGTTTTACTACACGCGAGGATGACTAACAGCAGTTCAGGTAATTCGGCGAGGATGTCTTTTGCCGTTTCAGGTGCAACAACTATGGCTGCAGATGACGATAAAGCTATTTTTATGACACCTTACACGGCCTCAGAGTTTATCCAATTCGGTGGCCACGTATATGTAACAGGTCTAACAGCGGGCTCAAATACATTTACCGCGCAATTTCGAGTAGGTGCGGGAACGGGAACATTTGTTGCACGTTACATAACAGTTATAGATATGGGGTCCTAATTATGGCAATTACTTCTAAAGAAATTAACTTAGCTCAATTAGATGCAGAACTAGGCGGTAAGGGCCTTATTGCTGATTTTACTGATCTAAAGAAAAAAGTAATTTCTCCAGCCGAAGGCTCAAGCGTTACGGAAGAACTATTGCAAACCGCTATTTTAGCTCATACTGCAATTAATGATGAAGCTCAAAAAGCATCAGCTAAGGCTGCGCTGTTGGACCGTCTAGGCATTACAGCCGATGAAGCGAAGTTACTCCTCTCTTAATGCTAAAGAGTTATAACGGATACCCGGCCTCTAAAGATCCGGACGAGATTAAAATAAAGTCCTACCCTGTAAAGGGTACGGATCGTAAGCTTAGGTGCGCTGAGAGTGTGGGCCCACTCTTGGCCGCCTTTGCGGCTGAGTTTCACGAGCTTATCGAGCCAATAGACGAGGGCACCTTTGACGATTGGGCTTACGCTTTTCGTATGGTGCGAGGTACTACAGATAAATTAAGCTGCCACTCCTCCGGGACAGCTATCGATCTAAACGCAACTAAACACCCACTCGGTAAACGTGGCACTTTCCCAGCTGAAAAGGTACCTATGATTCGGGCCCTCTCTAAGAAATACGGCCTCAAGTGGGGCGGAGACTTTAAGAGCCGGGCGGATGAGATGCACTGGGAAGTAGAAGTCTCACCGGCCAAGGCTAAAGCCTTAATCGAGAGTTTAGGGTTATAGTTAGATACACCTTAAGGGCGCGAAAGGTAAATAAATGAAAGAGCAGTTACTCGCAGCCGGTAAATCATACGCACGTGCAGCTTTAGCTAGTGCAGCGGCGCTTTATATGTCCGGTATTACAGATCCTAAAGTACTAGCTAATGCGTTTATCGCAGGTTTAGTAGGTCCACTACTTAAAGCCTTGCAGCCAAGCGAGAAGCAGTACGGCCTAGGCGCAAAATGATCCGGGCCCTGATAGGGGCGATAGCGGGGACTCTTCTCCTATCAGGGTGCGGTTACGACGGATGGGTGAGATATGAGTGCCAAGAGTTCGAGAACTGGGAAAAGCCTCAATGCGTACCACCGCAGTGTGAGGTTACCGGCACCTGCACTAAGGACCTTATTAAGCCAAATGACTAAAGAGAAAAAACGCCTTACGCCTGAGGATATACACGCTCGCCTAATCTTTCTTATAGGAGCTGTATTAGCTTTGACCTTTTTCGTTATTACAGGCGGTGCGGTTTATGCGCTTGTCTTTGTGACTCAGCCGGTAGGGGCTCAAGCTCCTAACGATCGAGATTTTATACAGCTGCTACAGACTCTAGCCATATTCTTAACTGGAGCTCTTGGCGGCGTACTGGCCGGTAATGGGCTTAAATCTAAGCCTAAGGAAGCTATAAAAACCGACACGCCTATGTAAATACTTGTCATATGTCAGATAGAGCCCTCATACTAAAGCTACACACGCCGAGAGGGCTACTCGGGTAGTAGCCTCATCGGCCTTAACAAAGGGCGATATATGAACGGTTTAGATATTTTAATAATCCTGGCAGTTACTGGGCTAATGGGATATTTTATTAAGTTTGCTTACGATCTCGGATACCGCGAGGGACACGGCGAGGGCTACCTTAGAGGCCGCGCTATAGCTCAGGCGCTTAGAGATAAAGGCGTGGTCCGATAATGGGATTTATGGATAACTACGAGGACGTAAATAGCCGTATTAAACGCTTCCGCGCTGAGTTTCCATCCGGGCGCTTAATCGCCTTTATCGAGGACATAGATTTAGATAAAGGTACGATCCTGGTCAAAGCTGAGGCCTACCGTGAGTACGAGGATGCGGTGCCTAGCGCCGTAGATTATGCCTTTGGCAACGTAGCGACACTTCCACAAAATATGAAAAAATGGTTTATCGAGGACTGCATCACGTCCGCCTACGGTAGAGTTATCGGCTTGCTTACTCCAAGTGAACACGCTCGGCCTACCGCTCAAGATATGCAAAAGGTAGAGGCGGCATACGCTCAGGATCCGTGGAGCACTAAAGCAGCTACCGAGGGTATTCCTACGATGGCTACGGCTATAGCTGAGATTCAACAGGGGCTAGGCGGTGAGCTACCGGCTGCGCCACCTCGATGCTCTCACGGCACGATGGTATGGGCTGAGGGTACAAGCGCCAAGACTGGGAAAGCCTGGGGCGCATATCGATGCACCGAGAAGAGTAAAGCTACGCAGTGTGATCCTGTATGGCACGTGCTCGGGAGTGACGGTAAATGGAAACCTCAACTCTAAACGAGCAGTCACTCTTTGACTATATAAAGAGTACGTATCTCGAGGACCTGCAGAAGTCAGAGCATACCTACGAGTACATAGATGCTACGAGTCACGGCTACAGGCTCACGATAGAGCTGAAATGCCGTAATACTCATTACGATGAGCTGATATTGGAAAAGGATAAATACGAGGCTCTTATGGATAGAGCTCAGGATTTAGGCTTTACTCCCTTTTATATCAACTCAACGCCTAAAGGTATATACGCCTTTAACCTACGCAAGATTACGGTTACCTGGATCACTAAGCGCCTACCCTCCAACACCTTTGATAAAGGCCCGGAGATTGATAAAAAGGTAGCGCTATTACACATAGATAAGGCGGTTAAACTTTAATGGGATATGTAGAACTTATTAAAGATTGGGATTACTGCGATAACTGCGAAAAGCCTAAGCCTTTAGCGACCGGCTCGCACATAATCGTAGAGGGTCAGTCTGTAGCTTGGTTATGCGAGCTGTGTAAAGCGGGTAAGAAATGACTTACTATAAATACGAGTGCCGGAAGTGTAATAAGGTCACGGATCAGATAGAGCGCATTATCACCGATAACTTGCCGCCATACGTTAAGACTCTGCAGTGTACTAAGTGCGGAATCATAGGCGTATGTATGGTCGAGGAGCCTACAGATGCCGAGCTATGAGTACGAGTGCATTAGCTGTAACGTGCGTTATGAGACAGTCCAACCTATAGGCGAAAACGTAGCCCCTCTATGCTGTGGCGTGGTAATGAGGCAGGTTTACAGTGTGCCAGGTGTCAGCTTCAAGGGCACCGGATGGGGCAAGGATGCAAAATAGCCTATTTAATGCGGTCAATGCTGAAATGACTAGCAACGACTACTACACGCCTAAATGGCTATTTGATGCTATGGGTTTAGAGTTCGATATAGACGTATCAGCACCTGAGCAGGGGATACCCTGGATACCGGCCAAGCGTTGGTTTAGTCAGTTTAACGATGGGCTAGCCCAAGACTGGGGGGGGGCGTTAGTGTGGATGAATCCGCCTTTTAGCGATGCGAGAGTGTGGGCTGAGAAGTTTACGGCTAACGGTAACGGCGTAGCTTTACTCGTAGTCTCGCGTAGTAAATGGTTTGCTCAGTTATGGGAAAAGGCAGATGCCATTATGGCTACACCGGCTGATCTCAAGTTTGAGCGACCTGATGGCACTACTAAGGCCATTAGCTTTCAGACTTTCCTATTTGCTCTAGGAGAACCTGCTACAGCTGCATTACACCGCACTAAGTTAGCGAGGGTAAGGTGAATAGTTATCCACAAAAGTTATCCACAGGTGTTAATATCTTGTGGATGACACGCAGGAGATACGCTCAAGTTATCCACATATTTGTAATGTATTTGACTAAGGGAGTACGCTCCATACTCGCAGGCGAGCCGCTGAGGCGGATAGCTCGCAGGCGTAGTACGGTGCTATTGGCCGGGCTATTGCTATTTACCAATATGCCTACAGCTAAGGCGGTAAGTACTGCAAGAGATATTAATACATACAAACTCTATGCACATATAAAGCTATTAGATGCTAAAGAGTATCGATGCTTAGAACTCTTATGGAATCGTGAAAGTAGATGGAATCCAAGAGCTGATAACCCTACAAGTACAGCCTATGGGATACCTCAACTGCTCAAGATGAAAGAGCACGATCCATATAAACAGATTGATAGAGGCTTGGCTTATATAAAGCATAGGCACTCAACTCCTTGTAAAGCCTGGCACTTCCATAAAAGGACAGGGCACTACTAGATGGTCCAAGGTAGACAGGACCCTAGGCTTACTCGTAAGTACAAGAAAGCCCGATTACTCGTATTAGCTCGAGATGCCTACACGTGCGGATACTGCGGGCAGGATGCAGATACAGTGGATCACGTGCAGAGCATCAAAAACGGAGGAGATCCGGTCAGTTTGGAGAACCTAATAGCTTGCTGCAAAACGTGTAACTCACGCAAGGGGTCACGCTCACAAGGCGTTTTTTTAGCGCGCGTGGCTACCCCCCCTGCCTTTCTTTCACCCTC